TCCCGAAATATCCGAAAAATTAGCCTTTTTTATGGTAAAATCTTGCTTGATTCTTTTTGCCGTTAACGCCAGGTCCGCACCGACATCCTTGGCCGCCCTGGTTTGTACGTTGGTCAGGGTTTTATTTATCGCATTTGTGAGCGCTCGCTTGCTACCGTTTTTGATGTCACGCAAAAGACTCTCAACACGGGCAAGATCAGATTGTGATATTTCAATGCTCATTGACCACCACCTTCACGAAAACTCGATCGTTGCTATCAATGCGCTCCACCCGGTAAACAGACCCGTCAATATCAAACTCGTCCCCCCGCATTGGTATTCCGACATCTTCAAACAGGGCCTGGATTGTAATCCCAAACGTTGGGATCTCATAGTCTGCGCCGTCTGGCCGGAGCAGTGTTTCATGATCAACTCTGACCAGGCAATCAGGGATTGTGGTACATCCATCCACGGATTCATAAACAGCGGAGACACCACGTTTTACCATGATATCTCTCGCCGCTTTTTGGATCAGGGGATCGCTCATCTTCTGCGGAACTCCACCTGGGCCGTTGATGCCGCCGGGGATGACAGGTAAATCTTTGTCATTTCGGCGTAAAACGGAAACTGCAACAGGCTGATTGCATTTGTCATCTGATAAAACTCTGCATCATCTTCGGGTGTCGCTGTTTGCTCGTTTACCTCGACGGTCAGCAGAGCATCATCGGACAAATTGAGTATCCAAATCTTATTCGTGCCGGGGGGAATCTCCAACTCAACGGCGCTCGCTGTGAACGTGATCGTCTCCCGGCTTATAATTGATTTTTCGCTCATAAGGAAACCTCCCTATGCCACCGTCAGTTTCACGAGAGTTTCGGGGCGCTTACAAAGGGGCAACGGGTTTGACTGCGTGTGTAGATCAACTCCCCGGTTGAACTTCCTGGGCTCCTGTTTTGCGTAGAATGGCACACCAATTGTATTGGCTGTTTCCACAAAATCAGCAGGGCCAACATATGTTTGGAATGTTGCCATTGTCCCGGTAGGATATGCGTGGGCTTCACCATCGGCAATAAATTTCCTGGAATTACCGTCAGCATCTGGGGCATTGCCGATATATTCCTCAAATGTCAGACCGCCGAATTTAAAGCCCTTCCTGGGATCTCCGCCGAGCCTATCCGCCGCTTCGCCGTAATTTGCATATGCCTCTTTCACGAGCGGGTGATCGATCAAGGCATCAAAGAATCCCGAAGAACAAAGAACATGTGTTCCCGTCATCGTTTCACCTTTGAGGTTTTCCTCGATGTGTCTGGAGACTGCAAGGCATTTTGATCTCACTTTTGTAGTGTCTGTCCCAAGCGCAAAACTGACCGTCTTGGGGCTGATCCCAAACTCGGTATAAAGGTCATACATCGTGGACCCATCCCCATCCAGGATGATACCCTTGAGAGCGCCCATTCTTAGATGTTCCAGGGTGATAGCGTGCTTGTTTTTCATCGTCTGGAGCTTGTCGTTCATGATCGTCATGAAAGGCGCAAGCTCGTTTTCAGAACCAAAGGCACGTACTCCCTCATATTCGGCGGGGAGCAGTGTGTCGTCCAGGGGCAGGTGGGGGATTACAAAAGACCGAACAGCTCTTTTCCCGGTCTGGTTCTGCGCTCCGGGAGATCCGGGAGGCTGTGACGTGATAAGATTGAGAATACCATTCTTTTCCTCAATCATGATTGTGCGAGTCCTTACGCCTTTGATCGGCATAAGGCCCATTGTTTCGATCTTGCCATAATTGTTCGGCAGGATGTTAATTGCATCTGTCAGTGACGCCATAGAAAAGGCGTCATTTGCCCAAGGGTTCAACATATTATGATTCCTCCCTTACAATGATTCCGGTGTCGGCAAGCTGTGCCAGCCAAGCGGTTTTTTGTGGTTCTGTTGCGCCTGATGGCCATACCAGGTTTGATGATGTGATGATGGCGTCTCGAACGATTGCAACGCCTGCGGTGTCGGCGGTCAATGCATTATAGTTGGCGATAGCAACACCTGCGGCGTTCTGAGATCCGTCAACGGCTGTGGGGTCAACTTCAACATATTTCCCGGAACCGGCGGTGATTTCAATGGTGTAGATATCGCCAAGATTTGAATCTTCCCCGGCATCGGTCAGGGTAAAATTGATATGGTCGTTAACATAAGCAGTTCCAACAGTGGCGCTTGCCAGGGCGAAACCATCAGGATCTGCAACAGCAAACGTACCTGCTCCGGTTGCTTCGGCAATACATGTTAGAGTATATGTTCCAATCTTGGCTTTCGGTCCGGCGGTTACTGAATCACATGTGCTTTCACCGGTATTGCCATCGCCAGCCGTACCGGTTGCAGGACAGGATAATGCGATTTTTCCCACCACCCCGGCCAGTGCGACATTCTCCCCGGAGAGAATAGTAACTTTCTCACGGCTCTTGCCACGTTCCTCTTCCCAGACCAAAAAATCTTTTAGGTTGTTGGGTTCTGTATAAGCTGCCATTATTTACCTCCGGCTCTTTTTTTTGCATCAGCAACCAGGGGGTTTTCGCCGCCGTTGCTCATAGGGTTTACTGTCGAAAAGATTTCAGCCCGAGCAGATACGTCGGCCTGGGCGTCAATAATTTTTTTTCCTGCCTCTTCGGATGTCATTCCGAGCAATTCCGCTGTAAACTTGGCGTTGGTGACGCCTGCAATCTGGACCTTTTCCATGATTGCGGCAATCCTGGCAGTTTCGGCCTTTTTGGTTTCGTCTACAGCCTCCGCTTTTCCTGTGGCCATGGCCTCTGTTTTGATTTTCTCCACGTCGGGAGCGTCGCCGGACGCCTTCGGGATATACCCAATTGTTTCAAAAGACTTCTCAATTTCAGAGTCGTCTTTTCCGGCAATCAATGCACGTAAATCAGTAGTTAAACCCATGTGGGTTCCTCCATAAGTATTTGTGTGTTTGGCCTGCAACTCAGTGATTAAGTTTTCCAGGCTTCCATATCTGTCAGCCATTCCGACCTTGATGGCTTTTGCAGCGATCATCATTCCACCCTGGCCGAAATCGCTTTTAACTTTTTCCTCTGTGACCTTTCGATATTTTGCTACCTGGGCAATAAAAATACCGGCCAGGTCATCTGCTCGGCCCTGGATCTCTGCTTTTCCCTCTTTTGACCCTGGGTCCAGTCTCTTTTTGGGTGATGCCGTGGAGACAATCTCAACTATTTTACTTTCAGACGGACGATACCCGAAAACGACACCGAGTGAGCCAAGTTCTGCCGTCTCGTTGACCACAATTTCCTGTGCCGCCGATGCAATCCACAATGCCGCCGATGCCGCTTGGTTTCCCACATATGCGATTACCGGCTTTTTGGCAGCACGAACCATTTCTGCAAATTCATTGATGCCTGCTGCCTCACCGCCGGGGGAATCCACGTCGAGAATCACGGCCTTGATTTCTGGATTATCGAGAGCTGTTTTAAAATCAAGCGCAAGATCCTCCAGGGCAGTGCCGCCCCTGATCCAATTTAAAAAAGAATCATGCCGGGAGATTGCCCCGTGAACCGCCATGACTGCTACATTGTCCCGTTTTTTTACGGTATATGTTCGCTCTAACCTCTGCGCTCGTTTTGCTTCAAGTGCCTCTGGCGTCAGGTTTGCAAGCTCGTTAAAACTCACCTCGGCCATCAAAAAGGGAGACCCTAATAGATCATTCATCTTTCTTTTTACCTCCTTCCTCTGTTTCGCCCATGGCCTGATACATGCCCTTCGATGTTGTTCTCCTGGGGTCTGTGTCAAAAATAAATTTGTAAGCGTCGAGAATCTTTTCCTCTTCATTGCGCTCTGCAAAGAATGTTTCGATGTCCTGGCCACGGTCGCTGAGGGCCTGCGTGTAGTTCTTGAGTCCTCCACGGATTTCTAATATCTCTGCAAGCATGTCTTTATACGGATCAACCCATGCCCATGGCTGAGTTTGCCAGCTGATACCCCGGTAATATTTGCGCTTGTCGATGTGGAAATTTTCAATATGTAGCTTGTTTGCCAAGACTGCCGTTGACATCCAGCGCTGAATAACCGGCCTACAAAATTGAAAAACAAGAGTTTTTTTCAACTCCATTGTGATCATACGGCGAAACTCAAGAAGCCCTGCCCGAATTGATGAATAGTTGACTTCTGAAAGGTCGCCGGTTAGCTGTTCGGCGGTAATTCCCCACCCCCGACTCAGGTCCATAAGCTGTTGTCTCATCCATGCGTTATATGATCCTGAAACATCTTTGGGCTCTGAAAATGTAACTTCTTGACCAGGTGATAGGACGGCAAAAGATCCAGGCTCAAGACCCTGAACGTCTCCTGTCGATGTAGATTCAGCAACTCCCATAAAATCGGGAATTCCGCCGTCTTCGTCCGGTGACGTGATAAATCCGCCGAATAGAGCCGTTGTTTTTCGCCGGACAAGCTCAGCGTCTACACATTGATCTATTTCATGAAGCTTTACGAGCGTGGACGACATTGACGGCAAACCCCGTTGCTGGCCCGGTCGGGTCGGGTCGAATATGTGCATGATATTTTTCGCTGGAACTCTTGCCCTGCCCATATCGGAGTTCATGTAAGCTTCGCCGGGGTGGTCTTTGTGCAGCCAATATGCAACACGCTTGCCCATGGTATTGTATTCGATGCCCATTCGGATCTTGTTTCCGCTGGGCAATGTCGTTGTATATGCAATGTCAAGATGGTCAGCTTCTAAGAGTTGGATCTGAAGCGGAACCATAAGATCTGCATAACTGTTCCTGGGACGAAACATCGCCAGGCTTTCACCGTCCGAGAAAAGAGCGTTTGAAATAATCCCTTGGAGCCCATAAAAATCGGTGTTTTCATCCCAGTCAAATTCAGACACAGAATCAAGCCAAAGCTCTTGGACTCTTTCTTTTAACTCTGTGTTTTTGTCAAAATTAAAGCGGGGCTTGATGCCAGTCCCGACCATGTTGGCCGTTCTGGTTGTCTGTGCCCCTTTTGCGAGAGGGTTGTTACGGATGGCCTGGCGGGATCTTCCACGGAGCGTAGATAGATTATTTCCAATGGCCACATTGGGTCCAATAGTGGGGGCGATAAAATTTGACATTCGAGGTGCATAGCTGGCACCCTCAAACGTCGGGGCGTTTGTATATGGTCGCCCTGTCTTGTCAACAATGTGACCCATTATAGGCCCTTCCGGGAAACTGTCCGAATATATCGCTTGGATGTGGGGTTTAAGGATCTGAGAATCCTTGATTCTATTTCAAACAAATCTTTTTTTGTCGTTTCGGAGTATTTTGTGGAGTGACCATCTGAAAAATCAACCTGGACGACTCGATCGCCTGCGCCGAGATCAATGATGGCTTTCTGAATTTTTTCTAAATCTATCGAGGTGTATGCCATAAAAAACCCGTGTTTTCCTCTTAAAAGATTCTTATCGTTTCATTTAAGAGGATTTTAACACGGGTTTTTTGCTAAATTGGTAGATCGGTTGAGTATGTGGCCTGTTTGGGGTTAAATCATGGTCAAAACAGGTAGTTAAAGTTCTTGACAATGTTTAAAAAAGCCCGGCTTGATTGGCCGGGCCTGGTAAATCACATTTCAACCTCTCCTTCTGGTGGCTGGCCTGACCAGCTACCAGAACAGAAGACGTATCCGCCTTCCACCCAAACCGCAACTCTCGTTGCAGCTCTCTCCTGGGGTGATAAACCCCAATGTTCGATTTGGGCAGCTTTTAAAGATGCAATTCGATTAGCTGGTGTATCTTTCTCTGGATTGAATGAGTTGGTCATTTTAATCTCCTTTAAAATTAACTTCTATTTTTGACATACGGCGTTGAAGGTTTGAGATTCAACGCCGTTAAATTTTTTATGCGTCCTGGATGAGGTCGGGGAAATGTTCTTCGATCTCATCGGCATCCATGTACTGCTCAGCCCATTCCAGTGCCTCAGCCTTTGAGATTGGCAATATTCCTTCTCCCCATCCTCGGAAGTTGCCACCGTCCATTGATCGTGCCCATCGAGTCATGCCGTGGCCTTTGCCTGCGATGAAGAATTTGTCGGACCGGGGGGTTTTATATAGTTCTTCATGAAAGTATCGGAAATCACTCTGTGATCCGCCGCTTGTGCCTGTGCCGAGCAACTCGGCCTTTTCGGTGTCATACCTTGTGCCGTTTATTATCTTTCTCATCTTTAATCTCCTTTTTTGCCCGACCGGAGCCGGGCTGGTTGGTTTAAATATTGGTTTCGTTAATTTAAATATTGGTTTCGTTAAATTTTTTGATAGTCTCTGTAAGTGTCTCAGCGATCTCATTGATATATTTTTTATTTATAAACGCTGTATTCTCAATTTCAAACTGCCTCATGTTTATTGTATTCCCACTTGTATGGCTTGAGCGATATCCCGTTAATATTTTTAATTCTTTCATGAAATTGGATGTTTCGGACATTGAGTATGCAGTTGTTGAATTTAAAATATATGCGATTGCATTGGCCGTTTCTCTGTCAGCAGTTTCACTTTTGTCTAAAAGCCTTTTGCACTCTGCGTTGACGGTATTTGCGAGTACAGTAGCGTTTGATTCCGAGATTACGAAAATTACTGGACTAAACTGTGATTCGAGGATTGTTATTTTAATCATGGCCTTTCTCCTTTGTTTTGTAGTTGGTTTCTCTCTCGATCTTTATTTCATTATACACCCTGTAGGTGGATAGTCAAGGATTAAATGCACTTTTTTAGTGTATAAAGTAAAGTATTTTATAAGGTATTGAAATAACAATACAAAACATTAAAGATAAAATTATCCAGTTTGGTTTGGCAAATCTGAACCGGGTAATTCTTGCGCTCTAATTGTACCCCTGGGAAAATGGGGCTCAAAAATATAACGCTATATAGACAGGAGCGACATGGACTGCCCTTTTTGCGGATACAAAAAAAGCCGGGTTATTGATACAGATTCTGCCCTTGAGCGAGAGATAGCACGATGTAGAGTGTGTTTGTGTTGCAATCGGGCGTTTAAGACTACTGAAATCGTCGACAAGGAAATTTATTTATTCGCCGGGACGATTGAAAACAATAGGGTTGAGGCGTGAAAAAACTATCTCCAAAACAACAAGCGTTCGTTGATGCCTATGCTGGCAACGGGACCGAAGCTGCCCGTATTGCGGGGTACAAGGGCAACGAGAATACTTTATGCTCAATGGGAAAGGAGAACCTACGGAAACCCCACATTTGGGCAGCTATACAGGCGAGAAACGCAGGAAAAAAGGCCAGCACGATCGCAACGAGAGAAGAACGTCAACAGTTTTGGACGAGCTTTGTGCGTGATGAAGAGTTGGACCCAAGCGCAAGATTAAGAGCTTCTGAACTCCTGGGCAAATCTCAGTGTGATTTCATAGAAAAGAAAGAAATTATGGGCAAAGATGGCGCTCCGCTTTCGATTGTTGCCGCTCTGCTCGACGAAATAGATGGGGCTACACGGGGTATAGATAACAATGATTGATCCCCAGGGGAAATCCCAGGCCCACGCTCTGGAGCTAACTGATCCGGCAAGCATGGAGTTTAAGCGCCGGTTTTCCGACAAACTTTGGAGACTGAGCAATCTCTATTACATCATTGATGATGCAGGACAACGGATCTTGTTTCGCCCTAACGTCGCTCAAATGTATCTTCTCAAAAACCTCCACACGCAAAATCTAATCTTAAAGGCCCGTCAGCTGGGATTTACGACCTTTATTGATATTTATTTTCTGGACGAATGCTTGTTCAACTCTGACGTGGAGGCCGGTATTATTGCTCACAACCGGGACGATGCCGGGAAGATATTTCGCCGGAAAATTCTGTATCCGTATGAAAACCTTCCCGATTGGCTCCTGGAAGTCAGGCCCACAAAGTCAAAATCAAAATCAGAGCTTGAACTCAGCAATAATTCCATTATTACAGTGGGTACGTCATTCCGGTCTGGTACTGCTCAGCTCCTGCATATTAGCGAGTTTGGGAAAGTGTGCGCTCGGTTCCCTGAAAAAGCCCGAGAGATTGTCACAGGAGCGCTTGAGGCAATTCACACTGAGTCTGGACAGTGCCTTCTTTTTATTGAGAGCACAGCTGAGGGAAAGGCCGGATACTTCTATGACTACTGCAAAGAGGCTCAAGATGCCGAGGCGATGAACAAGGAGCTTTCATCCCTGGATTTCAAGTTCCATTTTTTCCCTTGGTATCAAAACCCGAATAACACAGTTCCCCAGGCCGTGCCGATTACAAGGGATTTTCTAAAATACTTCGCAGAGCTGGAAGAAACTCACGGTGTTGAACTGGATCAGGGCCAAAAGTATTGGTATGTAAGAAAACATAACAGGCTTGGCGATGATATGAAGCGGGAGCACCCGTCCACACCCGCCGAAGCATTCGACCAATCCATCAAGGGCGCATATTTCCAGAACCAGTTCCAGAAAATCAGAAAAGACGACCGCATTTGCTCAGTCCCTGTAGATTCTGGCATTGGTGTAAAAACATGGTGGGACTTGGGCATGAATGATGTGATGGCTATCTGGTTCACTCAAGATGTGGGCCGGGAGATTCACGTCATTGACTATTTGGAAGGGTCTGGGGAGGGGTTTGAATACTACTATGACCGGCTCCAGGATCTTGGGTATCGGTACACAGAACACAATGCCCCCCATGACATTTCAGTTCGTGAGTTGGGTACTGGTGTTTCCAGGTGGGAGGCAGCAAAAAAAGTAGGTATCAACTTTGAACGGATACCCCGTGTGAACGACAAAATGGATTCAATCAATGCGGCTCGGAGATTCCTCGGGATTTGTTGGTTTGATGAAGTCCGGTGTTCAGATGGCCTGGTTAGATTAGAGAACTATCGAAAAAAATGGAATGAACACGCTCAATGCTACGACAACAAACCCCTGCACGACGAGAATAGTAATGGGGCTGATGCTTTTCAAACTTTGGCTATGGGCCATAATTTCCGTGTTTCAAGCGGAGCAGTCATCACAATTCAACAACAAAGCGCCAGAGGATGGACATAATGATTCAAGTCAAAAACAATACACAGATCGACGAAGAGCAACAAGCTGAGTATGACGCTAACAAAGAGGCCCAGGAGCGCCAGAATAGGCCCATAATCACATCCCTGGCGTCATATGTCCGGGATTGCTGGCAGGCATCCAAGGAAGCTAAAGTTGAGGTGGAAAACCGCATGATTCAATCCCTTCGGCAGAAACGGGGTGAGTATTCTCCATCAAAGCTGAAAGCTATACAGGAAAATGGTGGCTCTGAGATATTTATGATGCTCACTGATGAAAAATGTTCCGCTGCCATTGCATGGATTACTGATATTCTTTTCCCTGCCGACGACAAGCCCTGGGGGACGAAGCCCACGTCTGTGCCCGATTTGGCCCCAGAGCAAATGGTGGCGATCAATCAACGGTTGGCTCAAGAAACCCAAATGCAGATGAAGCAGGAACTCATAATGCAGATCCAGGGTGGGGCTATAACGTCAGAACAGCAGGCACAGCAATGGCTACAGCAGACAATGCAGGCCCGGTCAGGTCAAATTGCTGAGGAATTGCGGCATGAGATGGTGCAGGAAGCAAAGAAGGCCCGGACAAAAGTAGAAACAAAACTTCAAGATCTTGTTGAAGAGGCGGGTTGGGACGATGCAGTCAAAGAGATTCTTGACGATATCGTTACTTTCCCGGCGGGAGTTCTCAAAGGCCCGGTCCTTCGCAGACGTAAGAGACTCCGATGGAAAGAACAGCAACAGCAACAGCAAATATCTCAGCAATCTGAAATGGGTATGCAACAGCAACAGGGGGGATACCCCTCTCTTGACGGACCTCCGGTGGAAGTCAAGGACGAGATTGCTTTAGAGTTTAATCGAGTGTCTCCTTTTGACATATATCCGTTGCCAAATGCCAGAAAGCCCAACGATGGGATTATCGAACGACACAGCCTGACTCGTGGGGACCTTCAATCAATGATAGGCGTTGAGGGTTACGATGACGAGGCCATTCAACTCGTTTTGACAGAGTACGGGCGGCATGGGTCCACGTCATGGCTCAATGTTGGTCAGGATTTGACCAGGCAAACCTTGGAGGATCGACCCAGGGAGCATAGATCCCCGGAAACTCGTATCGATGCTCTCCAGTTCTGGGGGAGTGCCCAGGGTTTAATGTTGTTGGAGTATGGTATTGATCCAGAACGGATTGAAGACCCCCTTG